ATGATGAGTTTTATCTTTATTAATAATACCATCATTCATTAATTGATTAAGAGTCATTACTCTACCCATCATATAAGATACCCATTTGTTAGGGTGCGGAAATAGTTTGAGATAATAAGAATAGTCAAATGAAATAGCTAACTTATCTACATCAATTTCTTGATCTAAAGTTACATAACATTTAACTAATTCAGCATAAGTTTTACCTTGTACCACGCCGATAGTTTTAGAATCGTTAACAAAGTCCCATTCTCTCCATAAGCATTTCTTAGCAGACTCAATTGTACCATTACAATCCTCCAATACGTCTGGTATGATATACTCTGTAGGGTTAAGTCTTTGAATCCAATAAGCATAGCGTTTAGGATTAAAAGATTCACCTAATTCAAAGATAGAATTATCTAATAAGACATGTCTACCCATTTTAACACTATCTTCAAAGAACTTGTAATATTCTGGGTGAGTTTCGAAGAGGTGCACTAAAGCGTAGCAGTAATCGTTGTATGTACGAGAGATCTCGAGCATACTTAAAGGAGATTCGTGAGATATTTTAATCATGTGAATAGGTCAAATAAGTCTGTTTGTGCTTGATTGTTTACTTGTGGTAACTGCCAGTTAAGAGCTTCATAAACTGCCTTTACTGGAGGTACTATTATTGTATCGAACATTTCTTCATAATCAACTTGAAAATCGTTTAATTCTGGTGGAAAACTAACAGGGTAACAAAGAGTATCAATGTTATACTTGTTAGGTGCAATATAAATCTTCTTTACCTTACCGCCAGAAGTAATGCGTTCATACTTGGTCTCTAAGCCTCTATGTTTTAACAACATGTTGTACCAAATAGCTCCTTTGACATGATTAGGTGTACCTTTAGCTATTTTAAACCCTTCTGAACGTACTTCATGTTTTTCTAAATCACTTAAACCACCTCTAATAGCTACATCGTCAATAGATAATGATTTAAACCCATCATAAACGTCTCTATAAATAGTGTTTGCTTTATTTTGATCTTGTACTAATAAGCTATTCTCAATAACCTTTTTAATTAGTTCTTTAGCTTTCTTAGGGGTAGTAGAACGTGCAATTTCAACACCAACATATTTAAACTTACTAACATCTGCACCTTCGTCATTTAATACATGTATAATGTAGCGTTTCTTTTCAAGGTATACTCCTACATCACAGATAGATTCACGTTTGAAGAAATAGCGTGGGTCTATTGAGTTGAGTTTATCTTTAGCCCATTGTTTAATATGTTCGTTAAGATATACACCTAATTCGTCATCAATGAACTTTAAACCTTCTTTATTAACCTTGTTTTCAGTTAATATGTTTAACTTCATTTGATCTAATAAAGGTTGAATAGTAACGTGAGTACTATCCGTATCGTTATATATAGTTAACGATTTACCAGTGTAGCCAAACCTTTCCTTAGCGTATTGATCAATGATATCACTTGCTTGCTTAACCACTGACTGACCAGTAAGAGTAATGCTACCGGCGTGATCACTATCGCAAATAGGGCTAAACTTATTAGCAAAAACACCGTAAATGGAGTTAAGAAGAATTTTGATAACGTGCTGAATGGTGTCAGCTCGTTCCATATTAAACTTACACGTTTTGTACTCATCTGTATCTGTAGTTAACTTACTTAGTTTCTTTTTAAATTCGACGTACTGATTTTTATTGGTTACACGCTCTTTATACAGCCCATCAATTAATGCAGGCACCACACCTTTTTTCTTTTGCGTGTATAGTACATTTGCTTTAGATAGAGCAAGTTTTTCAACCTGCATAAACTGTATAAACTTTTCATGCGATAGTGGCTGCTCTTTGTTATTACCGTAACGAATAACCACTTCAGTATCACTCTTACTAACTATTTTACCGAACTTAGTCTCCGGGGATATATTCAAGGTAATAATGGTATTAGGGTATAGTGAGTTAGCGTCATAACTTACTATAGACTTTTGTAGGCCTCTTTCTGGTTCTCTTACGAAACCACCCTGAATTTCCTCGCGTAGAGGTCCTTCAACGAATGTTGGTATAACCATACCGTGTTTATATGCTTGTAGTGCAACGCACCCGGTAACAATAGAAACTTTACCTAAAGCTGCTTCAAACGAGGTTAGTCCTTTGTAAGCTAACATACGAATAATCTTAAAGAATTGCAGTTTCTTTTCCATTCGTACTAACAGGTCAACGTCTTGAATATTATAATCTACAAAGTTATTCCAGTCGTTTTCAGATAGAGAAGCTAAGTTGGTAGCGTTGATAGCTAATTTACCTTCACCTAATTCGTGTTGTGCCACAAAGTTTAGTGCATACGACTCTAACAAACCGCGAGCAAAACCTCTGTACACTTCGAGATAATCCATTGCAGATATACCATGAATATACCAACGATCTAACTCTTGACCTTTAACAAAGATACCTTTACGACACCAAAGACTTTTTACTGGGGATAACCTCTTAGCTGCGTCTTCTCCTAATAAGTTATTAATACGGTTAATTAAATAAGGGAAGTCGAAAAAGTCTGTATTCCACCCTGATAGTATATCAGGGTAATAACCGCTTTCCCAGAACTCTAAAAACTTTTCTAAAAGGTTATATTCACTTGTGCATTGAGTGTATATAACGTTATCACGAGTCGGAGTATAAGGCTTACAACCCCAGGTATAAAAGTGTTCAGAAAGGTTATCATATATAGTTAACAGATTGATAGGATGCTTTGCATCCTTAGCTTCAGGGAACTCATCCGGTGAATAAACTTCGATATCAAGAAAGCAAACCTTTAATGGGTTAGCAGAAAACTCAGGTTTTTCGTATTCGTCTTTAAACTGCTCAATAAGAAATTGTTGCTCTACCTGAATATTGTGATATAGACGTTTAATGGCGCCGTCTTGTGCAGCTTTATTACGATCAAAGTTACTCTTAAATACTTTTTTCTTTAACTTAGTATTAAAGATAGATAAAGCATCAGCTGTTTCAGCATTTGTCTCTACATAAAAATAAGGCTGATAAGGTGTTTTTTTGATTACACGCTTACCATTCTCATCCCACGTAAAGAGATGACACATACTATCTCGTTGACTGTAATAAATGTTACGATACACAGGTCATTATTATGTGACCTTCCACAAAAATATCAAGAGAAATATACTTTGCAATACTCATCTATATGGTCTTCTAACCAATATTTTGTAGCATTTTTACGAGCAATATCCGATTCGGTTAGATATGTACGGCGATCACTTAATGTTTTCTTGATAACACTTACCATTTCATCTGCTGTATCAAATCTCAATGGAGCGTTTTTATATGGTTCTAAGTTTTGACAAACACAAGGTATACCTAATGCACCAGCTTCAATGTGTTTAATATTGGCTTTAGCTAAATTAAACCTATTATTCTGTAATGGAGCTATTACCATATTAACGTTTAAAGCATTGAATGCATAGGGATAATCCCAGAGTTTCGTCCAACCAATATACTCTATATCACCACTACGTACATAGTCTGCAAGCTCTTGTGGGCAACCGCCCATTAATACCCATTTAAACTGCTTGACTGTTTTCTTAATGACATCCAATATATCACCGAAATCGTCTTTAATTCCAGGCACCCCTGCAACATTAAAATGTGTAGGGCTACCGATATAACCAATACGTGGTCGGCGCTTGTTGGTTTCGTAATTTTCTGATATCTTAGTCTTATTATAAAACCTATCCATCCAGAACTTCGGCATATAGTTAGGCAATACAATACCAGGTACACCTGACTTCTCCTGATAATACTTAGCCATATACTCAGTTGGAGCAGTAATGCCATCACATAGCTGCATTATCTCGATAGCGGTTTTACCAATACTTGGATCAACAAATGCTTCACGAGCCTTATTATATAAAGGAATATCTTCAGGAAATATTACATCGTCAATTTCATAATATATCTTAAAATTATTAGTTTTTTCTGAAATACTCTTTAAGAACTTTACAAATTGTAATTGAGTGGGGGTAACTTGTCTTTGTATTCTTACAGAAGAAATACCTTGATAGAAGTTCTCCTGTAAAATCATAAAGTTATTGTTATTAATAATACCTAATTGATGTGCATTAATAACTGATTCAGGCCAATGCATACGCCAGAAACCACAACCTTGATGGTCTGCAGCAAAACTCACTGCACGTTTCATACCACCTGGTGTCTCCATTACTGGAAGTGGTGTATCAACCACCGGGCTACCAAAAGCAGGTGCCCCAAGAGGCATTTGCGGTGCACCGATTACTAAGCCGTTATTAGGAAATATCATAAGTTGTTGTTCTTGTTGTTATGCCGTTTTTCTTTTCAAGATATACGATTTCACCACCGATACAGTATTTTTTACTCTCTTTACGGTGAGAAATAATATAAATTGATTCATTGTAATTATCTACCCTTTCTTTAAGAATATCAAGTACTAACTCAATACCTTTTTCATCCAATGATGAATCAAATAATTCATCAAACATACTCAAGTTAAGCCAAACATCAGCCTGTGCTCTACGGATATCTTGAAACGTAAATAACATTGCAAGATCGATAGCTTTACGCTCTGCACCGGAAAAGTTAAAATAGCTACACTGACTTCCACGCTCGTTGGTAATAGTCTCTTCAAAAAACTCGTTAAATGTAACGATACTATTGCTTTCAAGTCTACGCAAATATTGTGCTAAACGCATGTTTAATACTTGTAGTATCTTTTTAACAATATACGACTTCACTCCTTCTTCGTCCACAATAAACTTAGCAGACTCAACTATATCTATTCTTTCTTGTAAAGAGCTAATTTGTTTTTTAGTCTCGTTTTGCCTTGTAACAATAGCATCTATAATATCTTGATAGTTATTAGAGTCTTTGTTGAGCTGATCTATATCTACGACTAATGAAGATTGCCACTCATTGAGTTGCTTAACACGATTATTAATGTTTTCTACTTCTTTCTTACGAATATTAAAGTCGTTTATTTTCTTCTGAATTGTTACTATAGCCTTTTCAACTTTATCTAATTGCTCTTGTGCTTCTACTAAAAGCGGCTTTTGTGTATCAATAACCTCTGTGTACTTTTGTATTTCAGTCTGACACTCCGCTTTATCTTTTTCATATTGAGTGTTTACAGCTTCAGCTAAGTCTTTACCGCAATGAGGGCATTTACTATCTACCTTCTTTAGCTTTTTAATACGATCATTATTAAGTTTGATATGTGTTTCCGCTTCAGTAATAAGCTTGTTTATAGTAGCTATTTTACGGTCGCATGCTGTTTCAGCTGTTTTTAATGTAGATAGCTTATCTTGTATTTGCTTTTCTGCTACTGTATCTACTGACTCTAAACTGTTAAGCTTTTCATCTATACCTGCCAGTTCCTTAGCATTGTTAGACTGACGTGTTAATAGAACTTCAAGTCTTTTCTTTTTAGTGTCTTCATAAGTTTCTTTTTGTTTAATCGCGTCTGCTAAAGATCTGTTAGTTTCTTCTACTTTTGTACTTTCAATATCAAGTAAGCGTTTTGCTTCATTATAATCAAAGCGTGCAAAACTTAACATATTACTAAACACTTCTAAACCAAGTATGCCTTCAATAAACTTGCGTTTCTCGATCTTCTTCTGTGCCATGAAAGGTACAGTGGTATTAATTGTCATAACAACACTGTTCTGAAATATTTCAGAAGAGGTTTTAATAGTGTCGACTATCAACTCTGTAGTTTGCGGTACACCAGATCTGGTAACGTCTTCACCATTAATAAAGAAGAAACATTTAGTGGGGTTAAGTGTTCTTAGCACTCGACATTCATTATTAATACCATCTTGCTGATAAGTAAATTCAAGCTCGACTTCACACAACTGATCCGGTGCTTGATCGTTTACTATGTTTTCTTTTTTAAGATCGCGTATAGTGCTACCGTACAGAGCAAAATGCACTGCGTCAGCAATAGTGGACTTTCCAACGCCATTCGCTCTATCAGCTTTATCATAATTTTTACCTGTAATAATATTTAGTCCAGGCTTAAAATCTACAACTACCGGTCTTTTACCTACAGACAGGAAATTAGTAATTTTTAAATGTTTGAAATAAACATAACGCATTACCTAATAGTATAATATAGAACTATCTTTTTTCTACTGTAAACTTATTTAACGTTTGCAAACTTAGAACCTACCGGTCTAAGTGTAACTTTTTCACCACCAAACAAATCAGTAGGGTTAAACTGTGTAAATAATTGACTATATAGTTCTTTATCAAAACTGTACTTGTTACCAGCTTCACAAGCTTCTCTATAGAGCTTTAAACCGTACTTATGTGCAAGACTGGTCATTATTGCTTGTTCAGTTCTATGTTCAATAAATTCCGGAGCTTCTGCAGCAAGAATACTTTTATCAAACGTTGTAGCTAATGGGTTGACACAATATGTTAACCATTCCATTAAAAACTGTGTAGCTTTCCATTTACCTTTTTGAAATAACATAAACCGTGCAACACCAGCCTGTACGTTGTAATATTTAGGGTCGTTTTGTCCCATCACAATGTAACAATCTTTCTTGCACCAATAAGAGTGTGTTTGTCCGTTAGCCGCAAATAGCATTACACCACCGTCTTTATCGCATTGATTAAACAATACATTTAAATCACTAACAGGGTAACAATCAGCATCTGTAAATAGCACTATATCACCGTCTTGTAGGTTTTGTAAAGCATGATATATTATAAATGGTTTCCAGCAATACCATCCAAAACCTCTTTTATGCGGGTGTTCCCAAAGCCATTTATTTTGTTCAAAGAATGGTTGTTTCATTAACCATACATCATCGTACACTTTAACTTCATCAGCACCGAATTTAATACCGTCTTGAACTATTATACGAGTGGTGTCATCATAGATATTACCACCAAAAGTAATGTATACTTTTTTCATTATAATTTAGCCCAAGGCCATGTGCTGACGTATCTTAGTAAGTCTTCTTTTTTAGCATTTAATACTTTATCGAATTCTTTTCTATTATTATTATAATATGGGTTAGCTTCACTGCTATCTTGAGATCTTACATGATCAATATGATATAAAGGACCATTTACTCTTGCAATACGGTAACCAAGTATTTCAAAACGCTTTAACCGTTCCCAGTCTTCACAGCCCCAAGATACACAATTTTCATTTTCCATTCCACCCTCTATAAAGGCTTTTTTGTACCAAAATACAGCACCACCAAAGGAATTTTTACCGAAATTTTGATATGTATCAGGGTTTAAGTTAGCCGGGTCTAAGTTTACAATTTCCTTTAAAACATCACGTTTAATGTTAACAAAATAACCACTATAAGGATATACACAGTCTAAGTTATTGCTTTTTAATAAATTATATGCTTTTACAATTTGTTTTACAGGAAATATTACATCACAATCATAATTAGCTATAAAATCAGTTGTGGCTTGCTTAGCCATATTGTTAAGATAACGAGTACGGTGAAACACACCGTCATTTTGTTCATAAACATGTGTAATACTGTATTTATTTTTAAATATAGGTTTAGGTCCGTTTTCATACACAATTATATTAGTATCAAAATTGTGTAACAAATACTCGATAACATAGTTGAGATTGAATGCTCTATCATCACTATCAATTCTGACAGGTATTGTGAATGTTAGGTTTTTTAAATCAATTTTCATTGGTATTCTTTTCTATCGTCTAATTCTGGTTTATTTTTTTCCGTCCACATCATACACATAATATTCCACACAGCAGCTGCAGCATGATCCTCACTGTCTTCTCCTTGCCAGTATTTCATTAAATGACGCTGTGCACTGTCATAATATACTGACGTATTCATACCTTTCTTCCAGTTATTGAAACCGTACTTCTGCCCGCCTACAACAAAGTGGCTTGCCACTCTCATTAATTCTTCATGAGGCACCAGGCTAACTCTTGGTTTGCCAACATCAGTGTCTCTTTGTGCACCTGTATCAAATTGTCTTTTCATTTTGTAATATATTGTTATATATCCAATCTTCTGATAAAATATAGTTTTGTGCTAATTTAAAGTTTTCTTCAATAGCTGCTTTCTTACTATCGTATAATTCTACTGTACAATTTTTAAGCTTCTCTTTTAAATCATACAAGTCATTAAAGATAATAAAACCATCAGTATTAAAGAATTTATCAATAGAAGGACACCCCCAGTATATAGGAATTGTACCAGACATCAAGGTATCAATAAGCTTTTCTGTAAAATAAAAATCTCTCTTACAGTTTTCAATTGCAAAATGATATCGGTAATCCGCTAATCCTTCTATTTTATGCATGGGGTTTTTCTTAAACTGAATATAGGAAGGACCGAAAGCATCCACCTTATTACCAGCGGCTTGTATTATTTGATGTCTTAATTTGTGACCGGGCAGTTGGTTTTTGTTCGAAGCTATAATAGAGAACATTTTGCTCTTTTCATATATTTTTCTTTCAGGTACTTCTAACCAACACCCTCCAACCGGATACCATTTAGCGTTTGGTAAAGACAAAAACTCTTTATCGTGTGTCCATATTTCTTTATAAAAAGCTGAATTAGCTTTGACATACTCATATGGCTGTGGGTTAATTTCATAAGGTTCTAATAACCATGCAATATTGCCTTTATCTAATTGGTAATCAGTACACACCACATCAGTTCCATGTGGAGCGTCGCTGCGGTTCCATATTATATGTTCAGAAATGCTTACTGGTGGTGTTGGATTATTACTAAACGCGCAGTGACCGAAATTAGAGTCTTTTATGTATAATTCTTTTTTCATACTTTTATCCACCCCTCTGCTTGCAAATCTTTACCATCTGATGGCCCGTTAATACCAAACCACTGTTTGGGCATAACAACAACTTTATCTCTATTTGTGTTTAACCAAGCTGCCCACCATGAAAAGGAGGAATTAGTTATTATATTGTTGCTACACAAAGACATCATAACAAAATCATCCATGTCGTTTCTACCTTGCATAAATAATACCTTTTTACCTGTTTTAGTAAACAGTTGTTTATTTTCTTTACACCAATTTATGTCATCAGACATTACTATATAAGTGTTAACAGTGGTTAAGCTTTCAACTTTAAGTTGAGCGTTATACCAATAGGTTTCAGGTTGCTGTACATGTATATCAGGGTATTTTAAATAGTCTCCGCGACGTACATGTATAGAGCATGTATTGGTTATACCATTTAAAGAGTCTTTTATTGGTTGTATATACTCATTTTTAAATGTAAAGAAATTGCGTATTGTGTTTTTTGCTTCAGGAGAACTGAAGTATTTTTCACTTTGAAAATAACCTTCAAGGTATGTAAATGTATTTTTTGGCAACACTACCGGGTTATAATCAAAGCTCTGTTCTTTTACAATATTACCTGTTCCTGGCGCTAAACCCGGTAACTGCTCGTTAAAGTAACGATTATTACTCCATTCTGCAAAACCATACTTTAAATTATTGCTGATAGCAATACCTATCGTACTTGCAATTAAAAATAATTGATTACCAAACCCATAACCACTACGCTTTACGTTAGTTATACCTAAATGTGTTACTTGCATTTATAAATTTCTTTTAAGCGTTGTAGTACTACAGAAAGACCGGTATCAGGGTTTTCTACAGCTGATACACCGTGTATCTTTCTGTAATGATCAGCACCTTTATACATATTTTCAGTCCATTTTTCGGTATGTGTAATAGAACTGTTTTGTATAGAGCCTGGTATTTCTTTAAGTAATTCATCACTACCTTCTACATCTGGAAACCACCAAAATGCAGGCAAATAGTTTTTCTTAATTGCTCTTTGACACAGCTCTACGTGTTCCCATGCATTTTGAAAAAATGTATCATGATAACCAACATCTGTCATAAATTGACGATGAAAATACGAAAACGCTCCAACACAATGAAAATTAAGTGCAACTTTTATATTATTTGGGTATTCTACAATATACCTCGGATTTGGTTTACTATAATCTGGTGTTCTGTTGGCTGGTCCATGATAACCGAAATTTAAATGACGTATACCTGTACCATTAGCAGTATCTATATATTTTTGCCAAACATCAGGTGTTTGAATTAAAATATCATTTTCAACAAGAAATATATGTTCACATTCTCTATTGACTAACACCTGCATAGCTCTATTTTTAGCTCTCCCAACTGATTGATATGGCGGTCTATTGTTCATTATTTCAATACCATCAGGTAATGCACCATCTGGTATTTTAATACCATCATTAATTAAAATAATATCAGTTAACGGGCCTTTATTCGCAAGTATACTTGCAACACACTGTTTAGTGTATTCCAATCTATCACATGCTATTACTGCTGCTCCTATTTTCATGTTATTGTTAATGCTCTATGGTATAAATCTGTTACGTAACTCTTTACCTTATCCTTATGATTAACATCTAATAAATCAATGAATTCTGATATAGAGTTTTCAACACTAATACTAAAATCCTTGGTATTAGCTTCTTCTACATTAAGCTTAGATAGTTCTGAATAATCGTATTCTAAAGTAAGCTCGACAGGTTTAATTGAAGCAATCTTTCTAACAATATTATCTACTACTTCAGGTGTAAGTTGTTTATCTATGTAAAATTTTACTATATTGTTACGTATAAAGCCTTTTAAAGATTCAGCTGTATATACACCATTAGCTATTTCAGAGTATTTAATCTTGTTATAGCGTGGTGATATGTTATTAACAATAAACTCGTAACTTAAGTCTTTTAAATCTAAAATGTATAAACCTTTAGTAGTACCATAATCACCCCAATCCTGTTGATACGGGCACCCAACATAAAGAATAGTACCATCTTTGTATTTGCGTTCTTCTCTATGGTGAAAGTGACCTGTAATAGTTAAAGGTGCTCTATCAGTTAAATCAGAAGTCTTAAGCCCGTTAGTACATACTTTATAAGAGTTCATTTTAAAGCTATTAACTTCAAAATGACCTACAATTAGATCACATTTAGGTACTTCGTTAATATCTTGACCCCATGGACAGAATGCTATTTTCTTTCCTTGGAGCGTTTCGACCGTAAGCTTATCAATAACAGTAATATTACTCCAGCCACGAAGTATGGATACGGAATTAACTGAAGAATTATCACGGTAGTAAGCATCGTGATTACCCACGGTAACAATGATGTTAAAATCACGCAATACATCAAAAATGTCAGTAACCACGTGAAGAGTGTTAACAGCAATGTCATTACGATCATGAAATATGTCTCCAGGTATTAGTATATCTTTTATGCCTTGTTGTTTAAACTGCTCAGCAGCCCACTTAGCGTGCTCCAAAGCAATCTTGTGCCATGTTTCACTATTACGGTGAACACCGTAGTGCGGATCAGAAAATATACCGATTCTTAAATTAGTTATTGTCATTATTATTATTACGTTTAGCGGGATTAACCGGATCATCAACACCTACCTGAGGCCCGATAATACTATACACTTCTTCTTGATATGCCGCTAATGTGTCTCTCATGCGTTTTTCTTTTTTAATACGAGAACGCCAGCAATTAAACGAAATTGAATTAAAATAAGAGAATGGATTACTACCTTTATCAAAATTATATTTCTTATCTTTTAATGCATTGAACATATTAATTAAAGAATCACCAATAGCGTCTTCTTTAAAGGTATAATTGATAAAGTTTGAAGCATGTGCAAGCCCATAAGCAATGTTTTTAATCATCATTGCTAAATCATCGGTAATGATATTGGTTTCATAGTATTTGCGTAACTCAGCTGTAAAATCAGCTGGGCTCACATAATATACTTTTTTAGCTTTAGCAGACTCACTTAATGGCTTTTTAGGCTTAGGTGGTGCTTTAGCTTTCGGTAATTGTTTTTTCGGTAATTTTGATTTGTTCAAGGGCATAAAATTCTTTTCGTTTGTCATAGTGTTTACCACCATAGATAAGCTCATCTACAATGTCAATGATAGTAAGAATGTCCTTATTTTCATGTACACGTAAACCACGACCAATAGACTGTAAAGTTTTGATCTTGGACTTACCGCCTGCAGCAAACACTATATAATGAATGTTTTTTATAGAAATTCCAGTAGAAAAAATTTTGCTTATAGCAACACATACAACATTGTTATGCTGTTCCATTAGTTCTTGCACCTTTTTACGGTCCTCAACTTCAACACTACCTTGTATAAAGTACACTTGTTTACCGGTTAAGGTTGATAAAGTATTATACAAATTTTCACCGTGTGCAATATGGTCCACAAGTATAAGGCTGTTATTATTTAGTTTACCAATAATGTTCTTAATAACCTCGTTACGAAATTTGTTTATGTGTATAAAATCTAACTCAGTTAAGTATCTTTGAGCTGCCGCTACTGCAGTATAATCTGGCTTCATTGCATACTCAATATGTAAGGCTAAAGCTTGAGCATTAGCAATATACTCTCCACCAGCTGCTTCTCTTAGTTCGGTTGTAGTTTTTTTAAATATAACCGGCCCGATAAAATTATTAATATTCCATTTATCGATATCATTTTCTGGTAATGTACCTGTAAAACCAATACGTCTTAGTGTGGGTATTTTATCAATAAGTTTACATACCTTATTACCTCTACGTAGCTTATGACACTCATCTACAACTAACAAACCTACTTTGTTAAACCAAGAAATATCCGACGACTTACTTTGTAAAATACCCATATTAGCTATAATAACACGGGCATTAGAGTCTAACTCAGTATCTCCTGTCCACTTACTCACTATCTCCATAGGAAAGTTGTATGAAATAAAGTCTTTATAAGTTTGTGCCACTAAACCTAAATCTGGCACTACAATTAATACTTTTTCAGTAAGTTTGATACTGTGTAATGCAGCATATACTAAATTAGCGATAATTAATGTTTTACCACCACCAGTAGCTAACTCTACAACACCATAACCACTTTCTAATGCTTTATTAACAGCTGTCTCCTGGTAATCTCTAAGTTTAAATTCACTGTCTAAAGTTTTATGTGTTCCGGTATTGAGAATATGAGTTTGAAGTAAAACATCATTGTATTCTTTATTAACTTTAATTTCAAATGGTATAGTTTGAGAGTTAAGGTAATCTACAATTTCCGGAACTAAACCTATACCACAATAACCGGCATTAGTTATAGCGTAGATACGCTGAGGTAAAAATCTTTGATATCGATTAAAACGTGCCCCCGGGTTTTTAACACTAAAACGTTCTTTAATATTGTTAAGGTATTCCGAAACAATCTTTACTTCTTTGCGTTTAGGGTCGTATTGAAGTTCTACTACCATTAGGTCGTTTCGAGCTTTTGTAAATCTATTACGTTTTTACAATCGTACGTTAACGAGCTGGTTAGTTTTTCTACCTTCTCAAGATACTCAATAATACCTTCTAACTTTTCAATATACTCAGTCAATTGCACTATATTAGGATTATTTTGAGATAATTGTTCTAATGCAGTCTTACTCATTGAAACAGGACTCGCATTAGCAGTATTCTTAATAAGATCTTTTTTCTTAGCTTGAAGCTTACGCAATTGAGCTTTATGTTGCATCATGCGTGCTACCCATTTATGTTTGATAGTGGGCACTAACATTGCTTTGTCTTTAAGAGACAATTCATCTACCTGTATATCTTGTATAATTTCAGTTTGGTAGTTAATAAATAGTGTATCTAAATCGGGTAAGTCCATAATAAACAACATAAGTATAATATAATCTTTAATATAATCAACAGTGAAAAAATTTGATAAAAAAATACAGAAAATCTTAGAAGATATGGGAGCGGCAGCAGGTACTACTGCAGCTGCAGGAATCGGAAGCACAAGTGCAGCTGCTGGTGTACCTATAGGTCAAAGTAGTGATAAAATATATGCACCAGGCGATGCTCGCAATCTATTTGGTGCTCCGGAAAAAACAAAGAAGAAAAAATCTAAATTTAAAGCTCCTAAAAATAATCCAGGTTTTAAATCCAAATTTAAGGTTATCCGTAGAACTCCGCCAGGTTTGTAATAAGTCAAAGTAAATGGATTTAGGCCACTGGACAACAAATGAAGCTTTCAACAACAATATTCTGCCTTACGGTTTTATTTATCGTATTACAAACGTGGTCAGTGGTAAGGTCTATTTCGGTAAAAAGCAGATTAGAAGCGTTAAAAAACTTAAACCGCTTAAAGGAAGAAAAAACAAAAGACACTTCGACGTAGAAACAGATTGGAAGACTTATACTTCATCATCTAATGATGTTAATGAAGATATAAAAAAAATCGGTAAAGACAAGTTTAAATTTGAAATATTGCGTTTTTGTGATAGTAAGTTTGAATTAGCATATTACGAAGCTAAAATACAGTTTGACAACAATGTACTGTTAAAAGAAGGATATTACAACGGTATTATAAATTGCCGTATTGGAAGAGCACCTGACGCACTATTAAAAAAGCTTGCACAAGAAGAAAACGGTGTTATTATAAACAATAATGCGATATCACCAGACAGATCTTCACTTGATAGTAGTAGACTTTGAAAGTGTAGCTGAAGATATACAAAACAGCTATTTAACAAAGTTAAGAAGCGAGTTTCAGGTGTTTGCTGATGATTTACCTAAAAAAGATGCAAGCAGGCTATTAGTTTATTATATATTGCAACAAGTACTTGAAATACAGGTAAATTTTAAAGAACATAAAAAGAACATAATATTTTACATTAACGAAAAGTTAGATACATATAAAGATATAAAATCTAACTTTAAAAGCGTAGCAAATGCATTAAATCTAATAGTATATACTAATACAATATATTATGATTGTATATACAGCAAATCCGGGGAATCTACTGAATTAATTAACAGTGTAACTAATTACCGCTTTAATTTCGATCACAACAAATACTCCCACCGGAAATTAGTAACATACCTTAAAAAGCGCAAGATAAGTCCGGATATTCTAAACCAGTGCAAGTAGCAAGTTTCCGGGAGATATATATATTATATATGATATATCAGGCGAGCGCAGCGCGCCTATTAAAAAATAAACAAGAAAAACCTATAACAAACATAACGTAT